TTCTGTGTCTGGTGTTATAGACGCAGGTATTCTTGTAAATGTATCTGATGAAAATTTAAAAACGTTAGTAAAACATTTAAAAGGTAAAGAGTTTAGCGATATGAGAAAATGGGTCGTCAATAATCTTGACAATGATCCTGTAAAAATATTTCGTAAGATATATGACTCAATGTATGAAAACTTACAACCTGAAACCATACCTCATGCAGTTTTAATTATTGCTGATTATCAATATAAATCTGCCTTTGTTGCTGATCAAGAAATTAATTTAGTTGCTTGTCTTACTGAACTCATGTCTCAGGCTAAATTCAAATGAGTTATGAACTAAAAGAATATCTAAACGCCATCAACTTTACAAAAAAGAACTTGATGGATTCAGATGACCTACTCTGGCAGAAAAAATATCCAGCATTCATTGTAAATAAAATATTATCTGGCTTTCAAGATTGTATTATGCTTGTCAACGAAATGAATCGTAATCATTTTGTTGATAAAGATATGCAGTTCCAGTTTCTACTAAATAGTATTAGATCAAAGAAAAGATACAGTCCTTTTCTAAGATCGAGTAAACTAAAGGATTTGGATGTGGTGAAAGAGTATTATGGATATAATAATGAAAAAGCAAAAGTTGCTCTGGATATACTCACCAAAGACGAAGTGAAATTAATTAAAGAAAAATTATTTAAAGGTGGGACAAAATGAATGAATTAGATAATAGTTGGCATCCAGAGAAGATGTTAGAAGTACAATTAAAAGAACCTGATGACTTTCTGAAGGTTCGTGAAACACTTACGAGAATCGGAGTTGCCTCAAGAAAAGACAAAAAGTTATTTCAATCTTGTCATATATTACACAAACAAGGAAGATATTTCATAGTACATTTTAAAGAACTATTTGCCTTAGATGGTAAACAGGCAAACTTTTCAGATAATGATGTTGAAAGAAGAAATACTATTGCTCAATTACTAGCAGATTGGGGTTTGATTGCTATATTAAATAAAGATGTTGCAGAAAAGAAAGCACCTCTTTCACAAATAAAAGTTTTATCATTCAAAGAAAAAAACGAGTGGGACTTACAAGCAAAATATAACATAGGTAAAAAAGCAGAAGATGAAGGCACCGAAGTTTAGAGAGTTCATAAGCGAACAAATACAAAGAAGTGAGATACAAGTTGCTATCTTATCTAAAATAAATGCTGATAGCAAGTCTGTTGTCAGTAATATGATACTAGCAGAATGTGAAAAAAGAAACATACCTTGTCATCTTATAAACACATCAGAAGCGTGGGTATCTAAAAATGATTTAGAAAAAGGTACCTTAACAATCTCTAACATAGATGGTAAAGATAAAAAGGTTGAGTTTGATTTATCAAAGACAATTTGTTTTACAAGAGCGGGTGTGTTAGATGATGAAACAGGTTTAGCATTACTATCTACTTTTGAAAACGCAGGTGCTTTTATGATCAACACTAGAAACAGTATGTTGACCTGTGATAATAAAATGTCAGCATATATTGCTTTTGAAAGAGATAATATTCCTACACCTAGAACTGCTCTAATATCAAATGAAAAAAGTTTGATAGACGCACATGAAAGATTAGGTGGTAACTATCCTGTAATTATGAAAACACTAACTGGTACACAAGGTATTGGTGTATCAATAGTTGATTCAGAAAAGAGTATGGTATCAGTTGCTCAATCACTATGGAAATTTGATGCTGCTTTATTATTACAAGAATTTTTAAAGTTTGATTTTGATATTCGAACTATTGTCATTGATGGTAGAATACTTGCGTCAACAAAAAGAATAAGTGCTAAAAAAGATTTTAGATCAAACAGACATAGAGAAGCAACAACTGAACCATATAAATTATCAGATGAAGAAAAGAAGGTAGTGTTAGACGCTGCTCGCTCAGTTGGTGCATACATGGTTGGTGTTGATCATGCAAAAGTAGATAATCAAATTTATGTTTTAGAGTGTAATGGTTCACCAGGTATAGGTTCAAAGTTTGCCTCATATAAAACTGATTTGAAAGATAGAGAGTATATAGGACCAACAAGTTCAGCAAACGTAGTTAAAAAGTTATTTGATTATCTAACGCAAGACGCACACAGAAAACATTCCTTTACTAAAGAGTCAGGTTTTCAAGAGAGAATTATTGTTGATGGTTATGGGCCAGTTAGAGCAAAGTTTGATACTGGTAATGGCACACTTGCTTCCATGTTTACAGTTGATAAGATAGATGTTGAAAATCAAAAAACTGTTAGATGGGAGAAAGATGGTAAAAAGTTTACAAGTAAGTTAGAGGGATATTCTGAAGCAACTAGAATGGATATGGTTGACAATAGACCAATTGTAAAAGTAAACTTAACTTTCAATAATAAGTATTACACAGATGTGCCAATAGGTTTAACAACTAAAGATTCAAGAAGCACATTTTTAATTAATAGAGATTTGATGACTAGATTTAAAGTTAATGTAAATCCAAATAGAAAGTTTGTGCTTTCTTCTTGGATAGAAAGAGCAGATAATAACGATACGAGAGGAGTTAATCTACCACTTGAAAAACTTTAAAAGACGCTTTACAAATCATTTGTATTGTGTTATAATATATTATGAAAGGAAGTGATCATGGCAAAAAAACATCAAGCAGACAATCCCTTATATAAAGCATTAGTAAAAAGATATGAGTCAGATATAGCAAGTGCAACAGCCACTCTTATTATTTACTTCGATAATCCTGTAGGTATTGGCGAACATCCACAACATATAGATGAGATGGATAAATTAGTTAGTCAAATTGCAGGTGCAGAGGATAACTTACAAGCATTACACAAACATTTTAACAATACACAGATATAGTGAAATTTTATACTAGCGTTATACCGTTCAAAGGTAAACTATTGGTACGTGGTGTCAACCACGATGGCACACATAAAAAGTATAGAATAAATTATAAACCTAATTTATTTATTCCTACTAAAAATCAATCTAAATACAAAACACTAGATGGTCGTAATGTTGACAAAGTAAAGTTTGAAAGTATCTATGAAGCAAGAAAATGGATTGATGAATATAAAGACGTAACTAACTTTGAATATTTTGGCAATACGAGATATCAATATCCATTTATTACAGATGAGTTTCCTGATAAGATAGATTGGGATATCAAACAAATAAAATTATTGACAATAGATATCGAGTGTGAAAGTGAGAATGGTTTTCCTGACGTAGATAGAGCAGATGAAGCCTTAATTTGTATTACTGTAAAAGATCATACATCAAAAAGAATTATTGTGTTTGGCATGGATAACTTTGTCAATGATCGTGATGATGTTCAGTATATAAAATGTAAATCTGAAATAGATTTGATACACCAGTTCACTAGATTTTGGTGTGAATATGAACCTAATATTATTACAGGTTGGAATGTAAAATTTTTTGATATACCATATTTGTTCAATCGTTTTAAGTATGTTATGGGTGAAGAATATCTAGCACAGTTTAGTCCTTGGGGTGTTGTTACAGGCGGTACCTCATTATCATTAGGTTATAATCGAACACAAAACTATTATGATATTCTTGGCGTTGATGTTTTAGACTATCTTGATTTGTATAGAAAACATACCTTTGTTAGGCGTGAGAGTTATAAACTAGATTATATAGGTGAGGTAGAGTTAGGTGAAAAGAAAACTGAAAACCCATATGATACTTTCAAAGAGTTCTATCAAAATGATCATCAATTATTTGTTGAGTATAATATTCAAGATGTTGAGTTAGTTGATAAACTAGAAGATAAAATGAAACTAATTGCTTTACATCTAACTATAGCTTATGAAGCAAAGGTAAACTTTCAAGATGTATTTGGTCAAGTTCGTATGTGGGATACAATCATCTATAATCATTTACGTTCTAAAAATATTGTGCCACCTGCCATGCAAGAAGAAAAGAAATCAAAAGGTTATGAAGGCGCTTATGTAAAAGATCCAGTTGTAGGTTTTCATGATTGGATTTGTAGTTTTGATTTGAATAGTTTGTATCCACATTTGATTATGCAGTATAATATATCGCCTGAAACTATGGTGGCATTTGAACCAAACAAAGTAAGTGTAGAAAAAATGTTATATCAAGATGTAGATTTATCTGACCTTGATAGTGTTACGATAACACCTAATGGTGCTCAGTTTCGAACAGATAGAAAAGGTTTCTTGCCAGAGTTGATGGATAAGTTATACAAAGAACGAGTGATATACAAAAAGAAAATGTTAGAAGCAAAAAATCTATATCAACAAACAGGTGATAAAAAGTTTGAAAATGATATTGCTGCAAATCATAATATACAACTTGCCAGAAAGATTGCTTTGAATAGTGCTTACGGTGCAATAGGTAATCAATACTTTAGATACTTTGATGTTCGTCATGCTGAAGGTATCACTATGGCAGGTCAACTTGCGATTAGATGGATTGAAAG